GTCTGTCCAGCGTCATGCTCATCCCGCGCCTGGCGCCATCGTTGGCGGCACGCTTGCGGGTTTCGGCCATCGCCGCCTCCAGCTGATCGCGGGAGACGTACTCCACCCCGTTGATCGTGGTGGTCTCGAAGCTCATGGCCAACACCGGTGAGGGGTTGCTGCCGGCGGGCGATGCACCCATCAGCTCGCGCATCCGATCGCCACGGGCACCGTCCGGGGCCTGCAGCGCCACGGGGATGCGGCGGCCATCAGGCAGCGGCACATAGGCCTCATTCATCGAGCCCTCGCCGAACAGGGCCACCTGAGGGGTGCTGGCGACGCCACCGCGGCTGTAGGCCTTCAGCGGCAGTGGGCCGGAAGGGGACATGATGCCGCCGTTGGCGAAGCCGGTAGTGGGGAAGCTGAGGGCGGGGCTGATCCCGCCAGCGCCGAATGGGCCGGTTGAGGATCCAGAGAACCCGCCACCCGCAGAGCTGCCGATCCCGGCGAACATCCGGGCGATGCCGATGGCGATGTACTGGGCAATCATCTTTTTCGCGGTGTCGATCAGCGCGCTGGCGATGCCCTGCAGGAAGTCGGCGAACACTTCTTTGGCGGACTTGGTGCCGGCGATCATCTCCGCCACGCCGCTGGTCACAAGCGACGCGGCAGCATCAGCCGCCTGGCCAATGGCGGGTACTTCTGCAGGATCTCGTCAAGCTCGCGCTTCTGCTGCTCCAGCACGTTGAACACCGCCGGCTCGGATGCCTGGCGGGTCAGGTCTTGCATCATGCGCTGACGCTCCGCCAGGATCTCATTCAGATCCTGTTCAGCCCTGAGCCGAGCCAGCGCCAGCTGTTGCTCCTTTTCGCGCTCCAGCCCTTCACGGATGGCGGCGGTTTCAGCCACGCCGCCGAGCCGGGCGATTTCCTCTTCAATCGCCTTCAGGCTCTGCAGTTTCTCTAGGTGCTGCTGAGTGATGTTGTCAATCTCGATTTCAAGCTCCAACCGGCGGCGCTGCTCATCGGTTGTGGCACCTAGCAGACTCCTTTCATTGTGAAGCTGCACAGCGGTCTTGGCTCGTTCTTCGTTGAACTCTTCGAGCTGTTTCTGTGCGGCGGCTTGCTGTTCGCGGAGTTGCTGCATTGCGGCCATGTTTTCTTCGTAGCCGGCGACTTGGGCTTGCGCCTGTTCAACAGCGCCAAACCCAACATTCTCCATTGAGCCGCCAAAGAATGTGCTCAGCGCTTTCTGGCGATGTGGTCCCATCCGCTGCACGCCGCTCACGGCGCTGGTGCCGAATGAGTCGCGGGCGTTGCGATTGGCGCGAGGATTGCCGGCCAGCACGGTGGTATAGAGGTCCAACAGGCTGGCCCCCTGGGTGCTCATCCCTGCGCCCTTGAAGCGGTCTTGGAAATACCGCACAACAGGCCCCATCACCTGCTCCTCAAATGACTGGCCGGGAGTGACGCCGTACTGCCGCCGCTCAGGCGCGCCGAACTGGATCAGGCCTTGGTAGTTACCGCCAGCGCCACCACGGATTGACGGGCTGAAGGTGCCGGCGGTCTCAAAACTGATGATCGTCGCCAGGTCGAGCGGGCTGACGCCGAGCTTTTGAGCCGCAGCCACCAGCGCCTTGCCGCGGCTGGAAAGCTCGAACCTTGGGGCCGCAGCAGCCCTGCCCCCCGCGCCAGCACCCGCCCCACCGCCGCCAGCAGCGCCGGGCAGCGCAAGCGGCGGGGGCGCGCTGGGGGGCGGAGTGGGCGCACTGCCTCCCCTAGCCCTCTGCCGAGCCAGTTCGTAATCTGCGCGCTGCTGCTCAATGTTGCGCTGGCGCATCTCTGCCATCATTCCCTGCTGTGTGAACGGGTTAAGCCCCATCCCTCGCACGAAAGCATCAGCATTGCGTGCGTACTGCAGCTCCCTGTCTCTTGCGCCTCCAGCGTTAGTAGCTTCATTAATTAAGCGCTGAATCTCACTGACTACTGCAGTAGCCTGCGTTAGTGCCCACTTGAAAACAGGCTCCAAGGTTTTTCCGATTGTTTGCGCCAACACCTGAACGGAGTCGGCGAGTGTTGACATTCGGCCTCTTAAGGTGTCGCTTTGCGCAATAGCGCCATTGGCGTATTTGCCACCTGCGTCAGTTAACTTGCGCAGTGCATACTCAACAGCTTCTGCGCTAATCTGCCCCTTCTCTAGTGCTTTCTGGAACTCAACACCTGTCAACCCATACTCTTGGCGCAAGATTTGCTGCAGCGCAACGCCGCGCTCCTGGAACTGGAGCAGTTCTTCGCCCTGCAGCCTGCCCTTGGCTTGGACTTGACCGTAGGCAGTAGCCAAGCCAGCTAGTTCGGCTCCAGTGGCCCCGCTGACATCAGCTAGACGCTTGGTGATGTCAACGACCTTTTCAGTTTCAACACCAAAAGCCTGAAGCCGCTTTGCTGTGTCAATCAGCTCTGTACTGGTAAACGGCGTAACCGCCCCAAGCCGTTGCAAGTCTTCAACAATTTGCTTTGCGCGCTCAGCGCTGCCTGTCAACACCTCAAGGCTTCTGGTTTGCGACTCCAGCTCAGCCGCATTGCCAAAGACAAATCGGACGGCTTCAATCCCTGCGTAGGCCGCAATCAGGCGGCCGGCCGCGGCTGCCATGCCGGCAATCCTTGTGTTCGTCTGATTCGCCGTCCCATCCAGCCCCCGCAGCTTCCCTTCGAGCTTCTGGATCTCCGCCCCGTACCGCTGAAACTCCCTGCTGCCGATCTTGGCCTGCTCCTGCAGTCCGCGGAATGCGCCGATGCTGCTGCGGATCCCGGCGATCGTGTTGTCATTGGCGCGGGCGAACTGGAACGTCGCGGCCCGCAGGGTGCTGATCTCGCGTGCTGTGGTCTGGCTGTTCTTGCCCAGATCCTGCAGCGACTTCTTCACCCGGTCGATATTCCCGCCGCCCTTCACCTCGGCCGACAGCCGGATGGCGGTATCCAGGCTCATCCGGGCCATGCTCTATTCGGCTGCCATTCCTGAGATCAGCCTACGGATCCTCCCTCATCACCCCCAGAAACTCCCGCTCAACCAGCCGCAGATCCTCCAGCAGCCACAACCGGTCAGAGCGCTTCACGCCCTCATCCTTGGCCCATAGGAGAAACACCTGGTAGTCAAGTCCCACGGGCCCATTCATCCCCATCCGCCACTGGGTCTGGAGCTTCATGAACCAGCCGATCGCCTCGACGTTCTCCGCCAGCAGGCCGAACGTCTCCGGCCGCCGCTCGACCTCAGGCACCGCCAGGCCGAACACCGCCGCAGCGTCAGCCGCGTCCTTGCCGTTGTCGGCCGGGTCACCCTTCGCGGCAGCGGCGAGGAACCGCGCCGCGTCTATGAGTTTTTTGCCCGGAACCCTCCGGCCTTCGCAGCGGCCTTCTCAGAGGGCTGGCCCAGGCTCTCCAGCCAGGCCTTGAAGATCGCAGCACTGGCGCCCTGCACCCGGTAGAGCTGGGCCTTGGTGGCGTCGCTGAACTCGATCGGCTCGCCATCCTCGCCCACCACCTCATCGCCCCAGCCGCAGAGCACCTCATCAGCCAGATCCTGGTAGGTGCATGGCAAAGGGTCGCTCAGTGAGGCCTCTTCGTCCTTGGCATAGCCCTGCAGCGCCTCAATGCGCTTGCGCATGGCCACCAGCATCTGATTGTGCTGGTCCTGCAGCGCCTGCGCGTCCTGCTCATCCAGCACGCTGAAATGAGCGGTGAACTTGTAGGGCTTCTTGACTCCACCTTTGGCCGGCAGATCAACACTCACCGGCCACTCAATAAACTCAGGCTGATACAGATGGAACATGGGACTAAATCAGGGGAATGGAAATAAATGGGTTGTAACTTAAGGTCAGATCTCCCAGTCTTGGTGTTTCATCATCAGAAGAACACCAGCCGGGTTTCGTCGTTCTGGGTCTTGGGCAGTGCCGTAAACGGAATGCCCATCATGTCGATACCATCCGAATCAGGGAAACTCAGATCACCACTGATCTGAGTGTTCGGCATAAACAGAATCGAACTGTTGCCAGATACAGTGCCTTGCTGCACAACAAACACACCATCGCTCGCGCCGCTATTATCCGCTGCGCTGCTAAAATAGTTCTTCGTCGCAACAGCTGGATTCTCAATCGTCAACGTACCATTCGGATTCGGCCTGTCCGTTATCCGCGCCTGCGGTGTGCAGTTGATCAAACTCCTGAAACTTACGCTATTTGCCCAGTCAAACGTAAACCCTTCACTGCACGGTCCATACCCCTGGAACTGCAGCGATTTCGTATGGCTCGGAGTCACAGGCAGCGGCTCGGCCTGTGCTCCATAACTGAACGATTCACTCGTCTTCGCAACCGGTGTCTGATAACGCCCTACACCAGTAATCGTGAACGTTCCATACTGGTTCAGCGGTGCACTCAATGCAGGGCTGCCACGAAATCCAACAATCCGGTGCACATTCGCATCCTTCACGCACACCAGCGTCGCGCTTGAATTGGCGCCAAATGTCGAAATCGGCTGATACACCGATCGAGCTGAAATCCGATACTGACTATCACCGCCGCCGGTAAACGCTGCAGTAGTCGGCAGCACCGTCACAACCCTGGTGCTGCCATTGTGTGCAACGATGATCCCCTTGTGGCCGCTGCCAGTCCCGCTGGTGATCTCAATCGGAAACCCCACATACGCATCGCTCGCAGGATTGCTGCCGCCAAGATCCGCCAGCGTTAAGCTCCCGGCACCGCCAGCAGTCGCAGCGCCGGTAATCTCAACGCCCAGCGTCTCATTCTTCCCGCTCGCCAGCAGCAATGGCGCAAATCGTGGCGCAGTCGCAGCAGTTCCAGAACCGGACCACTCAAAGGTAATCGTCACCGCCACATGCTCATTGGTCAGCGGTGCACGATCAGCACCCAAAAACCCCTTAAGCAGGTTCCGCTGCACACGATCACCCGTGATCGGATTCACCTCAATACTCACCACCTTCACCGCATCGGATGCGGTAGGCGTTGAATCGGTGCCGTAAGTGCTCTCGGTCTTGGCAAGAATGAAGCTATTGCGGATCAACAGGCCCATCAGTTTTTCTCCGTGGTCTTAATGGTCGGGGCCTTCGCAGCAGGCTTGGCCTCGGCTTCGGGCAGTGCCTCACCCTCGGGACGCATCACGCCATCAGCACCGCAGACGTATCGCCCGCTGATGCCGTGGTTCATTGGGTAGAAAGGTTCGCCCATCCCTAGCTAGTGCCGGATCTACCCTCAGCCTATGGAGCCACTGAGATGTCACTGTCCAGCGTCCTGTACTTCACCAAAAACTGGAACCCAAACCACCCTGCTGTCAGGTCAGCCGCCTCATACTGTGGCCTCCATCCATCTGGCTGCACATCCTTTGCTAACCCGCCCATTGTCCGGTCGGCCATCATCCGCTGGTGCACCTGCACACCAATCGGATCCGCCAGCTGGTCTGGAATATCACCCCGCACATACACCTCGATCAGCACCGCCAGCGTCTGATCCAGCCGCCCCATACTCGCACCCGTAGTCCGTGGTGCATTGAATGGATCATCGTTGCCAGGACTCACGATGATCGCAGGTGCTTCATTCCTGCTCATCGCCTGCGCCCTGCTCCGGTAGATCCGCTGCCCTACCTCCGCAATGCCAGGCAGCGTCACAGTATGAATCCGGTTTAGGATTTGCTCGCGGATTGATGCTGTCACGCCACTCGATAGACCTACTCCAAAGGCTATGGCTTGACTGTGATCGGCATTAAAGGCGACAGCTTCACCTGGGACGGCCGGCCGGTGCGCCTGGCAGGATCACACACTTGGAACACGGTCCAGCGCATTGCGGGCGAACGGATCAGCCTGCAGCAGCTGGCGTTGCCTGAGCCATCCAAAAGCGTCAGGCCCTTTACCCGGCTATGGACGATCGAGACAAAGGGATTCGTCGGTGAAAACAGCCTGTGGGGCAGCAACACGCCGGGGCTGATCAAGATCCAGGATGGGCCATATCGCAACGACGGCAGCCTGAACCGCAAGTATTACCGGGCGCTGGAGCGCACCGTCAAGAGGGCTGAGCGCCGGGACATCGTGACCGGCGTGGTGCTGTTCGAGGGCAGCATCCCCGACATCTTCCCGCGTGCATGGGAGCAGCACCCGTTCAATGGCCTAGGTCCCGCCAGCCACGATCAGGTTCATACGCAAGGGCCATGGAACAAACTCCAGCAGCGGCACATCACCCGCACGGTGCGGACGCTTGAGCCCTACGACAACGTGATTTATGAGGTTGGCAACGAACTCATGGCCACCAGCACGGGGTGGTTCCAGCGGTGGGTTGTTGGACTGGTCAAGAAGCTCACCAACAAACCCGTAGGCGTTTCCTATGCCCGTGGCATCAGGCCCAGCAAGGGCAAGCAAGAGACGTGGATGGTCGCCTCCGGTGCCGACTGGATTGCACCACAGGGCAGCAGCATCGCCCAGATTGGTGGTGTGCCTGGGTTCCGTGGCCCGCAGGTGCTGGACACTGATCATGCTTGGCCGTTGGTGCCGAATCTTGCCGGGATGAAGTCAGCCTGGCAGCGTGGATTTGACGTGCTGCTGATGGATGGGATGAACGGCACCATGCTTAGGAATCAGGGCAGCATGGCCGCTGATCGAGCGTGGGTTGCGGATCTGTAGCAGATCGAACACCCCCCAGCCGACGATGACCGCCAACAGCAGCGCCAACGGCAGGGGCAGGGCACCCAGCAGCCAGACCATCAACGCGGCCACTAGGGCGACGGCAACGGTGATACGGATCAGGTAGGGCATGGTT